CAAACAACGTCTGGCCAACCCGAATCTGGCTGGCCGGTGCCGTCCAGTTCGTGCCGGTGCCGGTTGCGGTGTTTCCGTTAATGGCGATGGTGCCAGTGTTATAAAGCATATTTTCTCCAGGCAATAAAAAACCCCGCCGGAGCGGGGTTTGTTTTGAGACAGAATGAGTTATTGGCAGGTGGTGCTGGTGAATGTGTTGGCGCTCACCCAGGTCCAGTTAAAGGGATAACCGGCGCGGTACTGTGTCTGATTGTTTTGTTTACGGACTCCGTAGATCTGGACGCTGCTTTCCTGTCCGCCGACCAGGGCTGTTCCGGTGCATACGGGTTGCTGCTTCTCAATAACGCCAGCGCAACCGGAGAGCAATACCGCTACCGCCAGGCAAAGAATCATATTTTTCATAGTGGTTATATCCCAGGGCATTCATGAAGTTACACAATAACAATATGAATCAATGGGATATAATTGATTTGATAGATCAATTATTCAAAATTGATCGCTAAAAACGATCAATCATAATTGGCGCAGTTAATGGCCATAATCACGTTCCTCAGATTCGAATACGCGACGTTCTGAAGGTTGCCGCCGGGGGTTGTCTGCGGCCTGGCGAATATTCGAGTATTGCTTCCCTCAAGCTTTGCCATGCTCTTGTATATGGCCGAGTAGGGCTGCGGCTGACCGCCGGCCGATACAACCCCGGTAATTAGCCCCAGCATGGCAGGCATACAGGCCCACTTCCCCGCCAGAGTTGTATTGATGTTGTATCCTGAGCTGGCATCCACCCCGGCGGTACCGAGGGTGACAACATCGCTCAGCGTGCGCGTTTCGTTTGTTAAAATCAGCGTCCCTGATGCATCCCACACAGCCAGCCCGTAGTCTGGCTTTGTCTGCGGGAAAATAGAGAAAAAATAAACGTACGCTGTGCCGGTTGCATTCGGTCTGAGAAAATCAATCGTGATGGTGTTCCCGCTTATCGTCTGAGTTATTTCGACCTCAACCGTGCAATGAACGAAGGCGACAACAGGCTGACCTGCGGGGAATGTGTGCGTCACTTTGGTATTGAACCCCGATGTTCCCTGAAGTACCGCTGTCTTTCGCGCCTGAAGAGCGATTGGCGAGCTGTTAGCGGTCACCCATACTTCCCCGCTCGTGGTCGTCAGTAAAACGCCATACTCCGCCATTTATGCCCTCTCGATCTGGAAAATGAGATAAGCCGCTGCCGCAGGCTCAGTCCCTGCTGAGTAGTCGGTATCGCCTACTGCTGACACTGTTGCTGTTCCCCCCGAAATGGTGATCTTCCTCCGACTCGTACCAAACTGATCGCCGTTCATGCTCTGAAAATAGGTCAGCCTGCAACCCGGTGGAAGCGCTACGGTGTAAGAGCCTGTTTTCTGGTTCTGGGCCAGCTGGAGATAGCCACAAACGCTGACAGGCTTAACGCCATAGTTGTTTACCTTGCCTGATGCGTCCCATGTCTGAACACCATATTCCGCCATCCAGTTCTCCTGAAAAACAAAGAGGCCCCGTAAGAGGCCTCCCGTTACCATGTTCCCGTGATTCTCCCGATCTGCACCCTCAACACATTGTTGGCATCCTTGACACTGATCGTCTGATTAGTCTGCTTCATCGCCCCTTCCCCCGCGGTTGAACCGTAGTTTTCAAGCGTGCCCGTCCTAAAGTTTATAGACAGGCCAGCCTGATTCTGAACGTAGTTAACCGAGCTGATGGTTTCAGCCAGTTTCGCTCGCGTGATAGTGGCATCACCTATTACCGTATCCCTGATAATTACCTGCCCGTTCTGGATAACGAACGGAAGGGTCACCGTGGCTCCGGCCTGGTGCGTTACGGCGAAGCGGTCAGCCAGGAAGATGACCTGTGACTGCATGCCGGATGGCGTGTTCTCGACGCCGATCCCCATCCCTGCGGCGTAATACTGTCCATTGCTGGCGACGCCAACCTTGATGTTATACATCGCTTTCAGATCACCATTAACGTTCGCGATGGCCTGAGCGTTAGTGGTAATGGCTGACGTATGCCCGTTGATGGTCGCCGTGATGCCGTTTACCTGCGTGGCCATAGCCTGTTGATAGTCCGAGAACGTCTGGTTCAGGCTGTTGATGGATGCCTTGTTGCCGTTCACGTCAGTCTGCAAACTCAGCAGCGAACGCGCCGTTGCCTCCTTCTCGTTGACGATCACCTCATCAATGCGGTCCAGCTGCGCGCTGTTACCGGCGACCGATGCAGACAGTGTTTTGCGCGCCGCCACCTGCGCCAGGTTGCCCTGAATAATCGCGATGGCGGAGTTCTTCACTCCCCCCGCCATGCCGTCCATAGACACGTTGATGCTATCGATACGCTGACCCAGCGCGGTATCGGCCGTCGCCACTGTCTGCTCAAGCTCGTTCAGAGAAGAAGACACATCTCCTACCTTGCTCGACAGGTTTGTAACGTTGGTCTGAACCTTTCCGATATCCTGGGCATTTTGGGCAATTTTCTGCGCCTGTTGCTCCAGTTCGTCGTTGGCCTGTTTGATGTCGTTAGCCATGCCAGCAATTTTTTCATTGCTGTCCACCGCGTTCTCGATCAGGTCTTTGAACGTATCGGAGCCTTTCATGTCCTCCAGGATTGCATCGGTGATGTCGGATACATCGATGCTGGCTTGCCCGCGCACAAAGTCTGTATACCCTGATTCGTTTCCGCTGCGGTCCACCAGCTGCGCGCGGTACCAGAAAATTTGCCCTGCCTTTAGGCCCATCTGCTGATACTTGCGCTGCGGAAAGGGTACGTCTGCCAGCAGCATCACATCGTCTTCCGTCCCGGTCAGGCTGTACTGAATTTCCGTCTTCAGCGTGTCGTTGGTATTCGCGGGGAATCCCCAGTTCAGCTCGATACCGAATACCACGTTTTCAGAAGCGATGAAGCCGACCGGCTTCGGTGGGTTGCCCACTTTACCCGTCAGCGTTTTCTCTTCTGAATAGCCCCATCCGGACGAGATTTCTGCGGCATTGATTGCGCGTACGCGCACTAGGTAGCGCCCTGCATAAATCCCGGGGACGTCGAATGACGTGGTGGAGCTGCGCGGCACGTTAACCCAGTTCCCGTCGTTGCGGCGCCATTGCGCTTCATAGGCGATAGCGTTCTGCGCTTGGTCCCAGCTCACGCGCATCGTTTCGACGCTGATATTTTGCTGTACCACAGAAAACGAGCTGATCACGATGTTCGCAGGCGGCGACTGGTTGCCCGGCGGGATCACGCTCACCGGCCGCTGGTCAATGATGGCTCCCGTATCAATGCGATCGAATTTATCCGGATCGTGATTTGCACCGACGATTGTGAACGTGCCGTCATTATTATCAGTTACCGTAATAACGCGATACTGCTGTGCGTAGAGCTCATCAGACTCAATGACCCATACGGCCTCAGCCACAGGCGTTTCGCTGTAAGCAGTCGTAACGGTTACTTTATTGCCCCTTATCGACTGGATGGTGCGTGACTGCGAAACCCCTGATGGCAGATTGACAATCATCCTGTCGCCCGAAGATGCATCCGGTGCCCTGTCCAGCGTCAAAACACGACCATTCACCACAGAAACACGGCCGCCAAGGTCACGTCCGGAAAGATTTCGGTCGGCTACAGCAATTACATAGCCAGGCTGTGGAATGTTACCGTCTTCCCCTACATTGAAAGTAACAACGCGATCTTTGTTATTGGTGAGGATCCCCCATCGCCCCTTTCGGTTCGCCTCCGATTGCCGGGTACAACCAATAGCTGTTATCTCAAGTTGATTAAAACCATAACGCGAAACCAGCGCCTGTTCAAAAACAGGTTCCATCGCATCAGAATAGGCGTTATCAGGATCAGACCAGGATACGAGCGCATTGGTATAACGGTTCTTTGTGGTGCTGCTGGAATAGGTAAACCGGCCATCGATAACGTTCGCATGCGTGTATGTAAAATCAACATCCCTCGGCATGTCCGCCAGCGCAACAATCTGGTCGTCGCCCCAGTAGGTCATCCCGCGGAAGATAGCAGCAAAATCACGCAGGACCGTATAAGCGTCGTTGCGTTCCTGAATGTATACGTTGCAGGTATAACGTGGTTCGGTGCCACTTCCGCCTTTGCCATCCGGCACCATCTGATCGCAATACTGTGCAACCTGGTAAAGTGTCCATTTGTCTATGTTCGCTGTTGTGAGACGATCCCCAAGCCCGAAACGGTCGCTAACCACCAGGTCGTAGAATATCCACGCAGGGTTATCTGTCCAGGCCCATTTGAATGTCCCAAGCCACGTACCGCTATAAGTTCTTGTTTCCGGGTCGTAAGTATCCGGTACGCGGATGACACGACCACGTGGTTCACAGGCAATTTGTGGAATAGAGCCATTGAACTGGCTGGAATCAAACTCAATGTACAACAGAGCTGTGTTTGGATAGCGCAGTTTGGCATCGATGACCTCTGTATAACTTTGGAGCGTCATCGTGTCGCCAATTTTGGCACTGTTTGCGTCAGCGGTAATTTTGCGCAGTCTGATGGTCCAGGTGCTGCCAGCTTTCGGTAAATCGATGCGATGGCTGCGTTCATAATCGGATGTGGTTTTCCCGGTCACATTAGTATCAAGGACCTTTTGCCAGCTACCACCGTCCGTCTGAAGCTCCACCACATAGTTGATGGAATACCCTACCAAATCCCCGTTATCTTGCTGTTTGAAAAGAGATGGCCACTTCAGGCGCAGGCGAACCGCTGAAAGCTGCGTATTGGTGAAGGTATGCGTCCAGGCTGTTTCGCTGGATACTTCGGTACCGACGCTGATTTCATTTTCTGTGCCAGGTATCCCCTGAATGTAATCCTGAGCCTGTGTCCCTGGGCGAAACTCCCACACGACACCGCTGAAGTTCTCGGAACCATCAGCGTTTTGTAAAGGTGTGCCGTCAAGATAGATATCCCTCGCGGTCAGCCCACCAGCAAACTCCCCTTCGCCGAGAACCATCAGGATTTTCGCTTTCGCAACGGACTGGAGATCATCGGGCTGCTCGACGGGAGTGCGGGAACTCGAGCTGCCGCCTTTACGTCCGGTAATTGTTTTAGCCATATCGCGCCCATAAAAAAAGCCACCCGAAGGTGGCCTGATTGACAAATATTTGTTATTGCTGGTCTTCTACGTAAATCCCGGCAGAAGCAACAGCGCCGCCGATTCGCCGCTTACCATAGAGAATGGGGACAGGGTTTCCCTGCGAGGTTGTGTTCGTCACGCCACCAAATGCATAGCTGGCTTGGTTATCCGCAGATTGCTTACTGGCGAGCCCGGTAGTCTGTGGAGAAAGCATCTGGACTACGCCGCCGATCGCCATTGATGCCCCAATCCCCGCCACAGCGCCCCATCCACCAGCGAAAGCGGTACCACCAATCCCTATCGCGGCCCCTCCCGTGACGAACGCAGCAACAGCGACAAGGGCAACCCCGAGGATTGTCTGAAACACCCCGGCTCGCTTACTGCCGATGATCACCGGCGCGATGCGGATTTCCTCTGTGCTCCTGTCCATACTGAGCTCATCGTTTAAGAGGTTTCGTTTCCCGCTGAATACCGCATAAGTTAAACCTCGTTGTTTACTGGTATTCAGGAAACGCTCAAAACCCGGCACGATAACGCTCAGGGCGCGGATGGCCTCTTTTGGTGAAGCTACTGATAAACGATATTCACGCCCGAAGGTAGCACCTAGCACGCCGTACAATCGAATTGTGCGGACAGGCTCAACATTGAGTAATGCAGCCATTTTTCCCCCATAAAAAACTGTCACAGGCGGTTATCAGAAACAGTCTTTAAACCGCAATATTTTCATTGTGCGCTCAAGCCAATAGCCGCCATAAGGTACGCGCTGGCTCAGATGCCCATAAAGGTGATGCAGCAGCATGTTGCCTTCCAGCAGAATCCCCGCATGATTCCACTTATCAGCCTGAACCTGCATGATCACCATATCGCCAGGTTTCGGCGGCCCGTCGAATTCACGAAATCCGCACTCGTACCAGCAATCCTGATAGAAGTTGTCAGGATAGTCGTTTTCCCACCAGGGATAATCAACCCGGTAATCGTGGAGTTCGATACCATGCGTTTGCCGGAAATAGCTCATTACCAGCCCCCAGCAGTCGAAGTGACCAAGCACAAAAGGACGCTCCAGCAGCGGCAGCTCTCCGCGCGGCTGGATGGTGCGTAAATCCCCCTCTGGCCAGCTCACGATATGCCAGGGTAAAAGCGTTGAGTCGCATTGCGCTTTATCCAGTTCGCTCGGCTGCGTAGTGGCGTCAGGGTGGCTGTGAACGATGGCGATCACCGTACCCCAGTCCTCAGCAACTGCGTAATCTTCCGGGCAGAGGACAAAATTTTCCTCCGGCGCCGAGGCAAGATTCCGGCACGGAAAATAACGTTCAACACGGCTTTTTTGCGCCACCACACCACAGCACTCACGAGGATATTCAGCGGCAGCATGCGCCATAATCGCATCAATTGTTTTCTGACGCATATCAGCTCCTGATCAGCGACGTTCCTGGGAATCCACCAAACGAGAGTTGGTTATTTTCGCCGAACCGAAGTTTGCAGGCCGTCAGCGTGCCGTTGCATTCATCCAGTGACGGATCGCTTACCGGGTTGTTGTTTTTGTCGAAATAGCGCGTACCGGTATAGTCGCAGCCGTCGCCAGTGCGGTACTTATTGCGCATGCACCAGGTACATAGGGAATGAAGCTGCCGCGTGGGGATCATCTTACCCTGCAACGACATTGGGCTATCGAGTACGAATTCGATACTTTCGCCCGGAATTTCGCTGCTTTTGCCATCGATGTAAAAAACTCGTTTTCTGACCTGTTGCGGATCAGCTGTTGCGTTACCTGCTGGGAAGTTCTTCGCATCGAGATAATGTGAAAAAGTGTCATGGATAGTGACTTTCGCCTGAAGCATATCGTCATAAGCCAGGCACAGCGCTGTAATCTTGCTATCGATATCTGCAACCGTGAGCGTTGGCTGGGCGCTGTTGCCGTCTGTGGAGGCTTCAAGCCCTTCAATTTGATACGGCCAGGCGGCATATTCTTCCCCCTGCCACCAGATACTTTTCGCCTTCAGCTTTGATTCATCGCCACCAGCGGCTGCGATTTCTTCTTCTGTGTGCGGGAGGTTGTACGCGTGAAATCGCAGTACATCATCCACGCCGAAAGTAGAACCATCAACTTCGATAAGACGGACTTTGTTGCCGGGCTCAAGGCTTTGATAGTCGGCTGTGATCATGGTGCATAAGCCTGTTTAAATGTTGCAGAAATGGTCATGACTTTGCTGGATAAGGGCTGTGACTTGATTGATTCGGCCTCAATCCGGTAGAGCCCAGTTTCGCCAACTGGAGATGTCCAGATAAATGCCTTTGTGACGTGAGAACGAAAGAATTTTAGGGCCCGAAGCATGTCCGTTTTTTTGCCCGTTAGGGTTACAGGCCATGACTGCTTTTCAGGGTTGATGCCTTCCCCGGCAATCTGCTCATAGCCGTCGCCAAAGGTTGCAGAGCGGGTTTTATGGCTAAACGTTCCCTCCATTCCCGCCTGTATCTGGGTTCGCCAGGTGAATGTTTCGATTGCCATGCTTTCTCCGGGCATAAAAAAACCCGCCGAAGCGGGTTGAGTTTAATTAGTGGTATAAAGAATTTTTTCTCCAACTGCCTATTCATTACGTATATTTGAATGGCTTTTACACTACTTCACTACACAGCGAGTTCTTATGAAAACACTACTAGTTGCCGTTCTTTCTTTAATCCTTGTGGCGCCTTCGATCACTTATGCAAAAGGTTCTCGTGGTCATTATACAAACGGGAAAGGCTCCTCACACAAGGGTGGCACATATACAACCCATAAGTATCTGCCTCGTAAATGATTAATCATGTGATAGCAGGATCAAACAAGGGACTGCTATCAATTTTTCAACGGCTTTTCATAGCGTTCCATATCAACCTTCCGGGTTGCAACTCCTTAGCAATTCCAGCACGAACAGACTGATCGATAGTCTGTTTGTAAGCCCGAGAAATAGCGTCGTTGTTACCAGATGCCTGCTGCTGAGTGTTCTGATTATGAACGACCACGGACGTTTGAACGGTTACACCGCCAATTGCCGAAGATTGCAGCCCATACATCGGGGCATGGCCAACATAGCCGCCGTTTGCATACCCCTGAGCTCCACGCATAAGCGCATACAGATTGCCAACACCCAGCGCACTGGTTGCCTCCTTGGTGAATACGAATTCGCCACCATGGACCACGCCTTTTGGCTGATACTTACCTCCATCCCCCGTGTAGCCGCCAGTATCAAACTCAGGGACTGCGCCACCATCAGAAAATCCGAAAAATGAACCAAATGAGGTTCCACCAAACGCAGACTTCATTCCGTTGACCAATGCCAACTGCGTAAGCATTTGGGCGGTGCCCTTCAGGAAGGTAGACAGGAAATCTGAGAAGTTAGATTTACCTGTAGTAAAAAAGTCGGTGAGCGTGCTGGCCATCCCGGTGAACGCATTGCTGGTAATAGTCTGCACCTGCGAGTAAACATTGGTCGCGCTGTCCTCAAATTCAGCCCAGCCCTTTTTCGCGCCAGTCAGCCAGTCGCCACGTAACCGGTCCTCTGCATCATAGTAATCATTCGCCGCTTTAAGCTGCTTCTGATAGCCCTCGTCGTCAAGTGAACCTCCAGCATTCTTCCAGCCAGCGGCAAGCTGGCTTTTCGCGAGTTCACGTTGTGCCTGACGGTCACTCATCCCGGCACCGTTCACTAATGCAGCCTGTTTCTCAGCCATCTGCGTGACATATTTCTGAGAGGTATCCATTCGCTTGTTCAGCTGGTCCTGTGCGGTAATCTGATCACCTAACAGGGCTCTCTGCCGTGCCAACTGAAGCACCTGGTCTTTACTCGCCAGCAGGGATTGTTCCTGCTTTGTCA